GCACAAGCAGAACTTTTATCTACTTCTACGACTGCAAATTCAATTAATGCAAATACAACTGATTTATATCAATGGTATTTAGGAGTATCTAATTTAAGTCAAAACGATCCTAATTTACGTCAGCAAAACATAGTTGGATTTCTTTATCAATTATGGACTGGTAGAGTATTGTTCACAGTAGAAACGCCATGGGGTATATTTTCCAACATGGCTATTGAGTCTTGTGAACCTAGCCAAGATGCAACTACTACAAACATTACAGATATTAGTGTTACTTTTAAAAAGATAAGATTAGCCAGTCAGGTTATTATTAATCCTAATTTAACTGCTGGTCGTTTAACTTTTCAAAATTTTGAATCAAATCCAGCATTAAATGGAAATATAGGACAGGTTACATTATCTAGCCAAGCTGCCGATCAGATTTATCAAACTTGGTTAAAAGATAGCAAAATATAATATGCAATTAATAACAGGTATAAACGATACACCTTGTCAGATTATTAGCATAGCTATACCTGATGGTACTACTGCGACCATGACTTTAGCTTATCGTCCTAATCAAAGTGGTTGGTATTTTGATCTCAGTTGGAATGGACAAAGTCCTGCATACACCATTAATTCAATGAGAGTAACTACGTATCCAAATATATTGAGGCAATTTGAGACAATATTTACATTTGGTTTAGCTTGCGTTACTACGGATGGTTATGAACCTTTAAATGCTAGTGATTTCCAAAGTGGATATGCTAAATTGTATTTATTAACTTCTACTGAAGTTGAACAAATCGAAACTCAAATTGTTGTAGGTAATTGAAATTTAACCGCACATATAGCTTATATTGCCAAGTAGGACCATACAGCAAACCTGCAACTACTTCTGGCAGTACTGTGCCTGTTAATGGCGTATTTACAAGTTATGCTCAAAATAGCTTAACCATTAATTCTCCATTTACTGTAGAGTTTTCAATTAAACGTGAGATATTAGCTACTGCACAAACTGCTAATTTTAAGATATACAATCTAGCCGAAAAAACCAGAGATGTTATTTACAAAGAATGGTTTAATGGTGCTGCTTATTCAGAAATACAATTTAGGGCTGGTTACGAAAACCAGTTTGTTCCTTTAATATTTAATGGGAATGTACGCCAAGCTTACAGTACAAGGGTAGGCAGGAATAATATTGTAACAGAAATCGAAGCATTTGATGGTGGTTTTGCTCAAGCCAATAGCTATTCAAATTTTACGTTACCTGCTAAATCTACATTAAGTGATACAATTATAAGGCTTAATAGTGATTTAATTAAAACTTTTCCTACACCTATTATAGGAACTGTACCTAAATTCGTTAATCAACGTGCATCGGTATTCTGCGGACCTACTTATAATTTAATACAAAATCTATTACCTTCTGGCGTAAACGCCACCATTGATAATAATCAATTAAAGGTACTAAGTAATAGTGATTCGTTTAAAGTTAACGATCAGATATTTCTTATAAGTTCTGCTACAGGATTATTGGATATACCTATGCGCCAAGGTAATTTTATCCAAGTAAAGATGTTATTTGAGCCTAGATTAACCCTTGGACAACAAGTGCAGTTAATTAGTGAAGATATACCTATTTATAATAACATATATCCAGTACAGGGAATAACCCACGAGGGTATAATATCGCCTTCTGTAAACGGTCCTCTGACCACAACCGTTAACTTATACTTAGGACCTAACGGAGCTACCACTTTCTCAGGTAATACTGTACTTCCACAATAATATGTCTGAGCAAACAAATTTAGCAATTAGTCTACCAAGGTCTTATCCAGATCTTAAGCTGGTATTAAATCAATCAGCTAGGGAATGGATGGCTGCACTAGCTTGTGCCCAAGCAGGCACTATAGTTAATTTCTATCCTACCACCCAGACTGCGGATATAACCATCAATATGGGTATAGTTCTACAGAACTTAACCAATGCTGATTCGACTACTACCCCAGTTGTAGCCCAGTACCCTCAACTATTAGGGGTACCAATAGTATGCTTAGGTGGAGGCGGTGGAGCTATTACTTTTCCTATAAATAAAGGAGATACGTGTGCTTTAATCTTTTTAGATAGAAATATGGATACTTGGTGGTTATCAGGCACTACAGGGCTACCCCCTAATAGCAATAGATTACATAACCTATCTGATGCTATAGCCATAGTAGGGCTTAGAAGCCAGCCAGCATCGCTTCCTAGCTATTCTACGACAGATACCCAGATTTATGGGTCATCTGGTCCAACTGGCCCTTTAATATCGTTAGGAACGACTAAAATAGGCATTTCTAATGCCACAACGAGTTTATTGACTGCACTTCAAGACGTAGTATCTGCTTTAACTGCCTTAAACGCAAAAACAGGTCCTGACTGTACAACTCAAATCACAACTGCATCTAACGCAATAACCGCCCTTCTTAAATGAGTTCACCCTCAATGATATTTAGAAGCCTGACAACAGGCGGTTTAGGTGCTTCTGCTATAGCAAAGGTATCTGGTGGTTATGTTACTGCAATCAATGTTTTAACCAATGGTCAGAACTATTTTAGCCCACCTACCATAACTATTACTGGAGGAGGGGGTATTAATGCTACCGCACAAGCTAATATCATATCTGGTCAAATAGGTACTATTACTGTTACGAATAAAGGCTCTGGCTATACTTTTGTTCCTACTGTTAACATTATATCAAGCTCTGGCGATTGGCTATTTGGGCAAGGATTGGCAAGTTATGCTACAGGCAATAACGCCATAGCTTTAAACATACAAACTGCCCTAAACACCTTTTTAAACGATGCTTTCTGGTATACCAACTTTGGTATAGATTGGATTAACCTTTTAGGTAATAAAAACACCGAAAATGCTATATTAGCTCAAACCCGTAATATTATATCTAATTGTTATGGAGTTATAAGTATTAATTCAGTAAGTGCTAATTTAAATAATACTACCAGACAGTTGACCTTAACTTATAACATTTCCACCATTTATTCATCCAGCGTTTCAAGCGCGACTACGATTTCTATATAAGTCCTAGTCCAGCTATTAATACCTATTCCTAACACACTTGATATAAACGGTCTTAAAATCCAAACCATTGATGAAATCATCAGTGAGATAGAATATGGTTCCGTAGATTTTCCTGGATATTTAACTATATTTCCAGGTGCAAACGTACAGCCTAATTCGCCTGATGCCAATTTAATCAATATATTTGCTCAAGCTAAACTAGATGTTTTAGAGCAAATTGTTACTGCATATACATCGTTTGACCCAGATCAAGCTATAGGTGTTACATTAGATCAGCGTTGTGCTATCAATGGTGTTATACGTTTAGCTGGTACTTATACTCAGCAACCAATGACGTTAGTAATTACGTCAAACGTAACACTGTACGGAATTGATCAGCAACCTACTTCACCTTTTACAGTAGCTGATAGTTCTGGTAATCAATATCAGTTATTAACGACTCAAACTTTTACATCTGGCACATATACGCTTGTACCATTTCAAGCTTCTTTAATAGGAGCAATTTCTTCTACAGTAGGTACTATTACTACAGTTGTTAGTGTAACAAATGGCGTTTCTTCTGTTAATAATGCATCAACTTATACATCATTAGGTCAAAACGAAGAAACAGATGCACAATTAAGATTGCGTAGAGCTATTTCAGTATCGTTACCTAGTAAAGGTTATTTAGAAGGTTTAGTTGGTGGATTAGAAACGCTTGATGGTGTTAGTTATGTATCAGTACAAGAAAACACAACTAATGTAGCTTCTAGCACTACAGTTGGTGGAATACCTCCGCATAGCATTTGGGTTATTATTGCTACCACTATTTCTTTAAATACAATACAAGCTAATGGTTATACTTTAGCTCGCAATATAGCTCAAGTAATTTACAACAAACGTAATGCTGGTTGCGGACAAACTAACTCTGGTACTGGCGCAAGTGGTACCGCTAATCTTACTGGAACAAGCGTTTCATCTATTACATTAGGCTCTGGCGGTTCTGGATATTACAACGCTCCATATGTTACATTAACTGGAGGTGGTGGTTCTGGTGCTACTGCGACTGCTGCATTTAATGCATCTACAGGACAAATAACTGGATTTACAGTTATTGCTGGTGGTACTGGTTACACATCTGCACCAACTGTTAATATTAATCCAAATACAAATTCTTATTCTATACAACAAACAAGCACACAAACATTTAACGTTTATTGGGATACTCCAATATTACAACCTTTATGGTTTACTGCTACAGTAACAGCTATTACTGGTACAAAACCAAGTAACTTAGCCACATTAATAGCAAACGCTATTACTTACAATATTGGTCAAGCAGCAGATTCTAGTTCTATTGTAGCATTAATTAAAAAGTTTGCACCAAACTGTTATGTAAGTGGTGAAAACATAAGTTTAACATCAACTCCAGGTTCATTGACTTACATAGCTGCATCTGGACTCAATTATCAATTTACACTTCCTGTTGGTAATATTACAGTATAATGGCAAACTTTGGCACAAGATCTACTAATAACATAGTACCCATTTATGCTAGTGGGGATCCTGTTACGTCATCTAGTCCTACTGTAGTTCCAGTTTGGCCTACTGCTGGTTCGCCTACTGGCACGCCACCAAGTAATAATTTAATTACATTAGTTAATTATTATGTTAATAGATTAATATTTCAGTATTCAGAACAACCTAATGCACAGATGTTAACCGCTTTAATGGTAAAACAGGCATTAGCTGATGACTTAACTACATTATTAATTAATGCTTTTAATATAGATACTGCTGTTGGCCCACAATTAGATATTATAGGTAAATATGTGGGAGTGCCTAGAAACATTAATCCAGTAGGTTCATCAATACCTTATTGGGGTTTTAACAATTACTTAAATACTGGTAACACTATAGGTTTTAGAAATTACGCTGGTACTACAAATACTAGCGGTGTTTGGGAAACGTACTCAGATGCAGCACAACCAGCCACCAATTTAAACGATGATCAATATAGATTAGTTATACAGTTACAGATCATTTTAAATTCAAACGATGGCACGCTTGCATCAATTCAACAATACCTCAATGACTTGTTACCAGACTTTGTTACATTAACGGACAACCAAAACATGACTTTAACTTATAACGTAAGTAATAATTATACTTTTTTAAGTTTATCATTATTAGAAAGATTTTTACCTGCTCCTATGGGTGTAGGCATTAATGTTGTTACTACACAAATAGGTAGTGGAAGAAGTTTAAGTACATCAACTTATGGTAGAATTTTAAGTTATAGTAACGTCGGTAGAATTACATCAGTAGGATCATAATATGGCAACACCAACAACATTTCAGCGCATTATACAAATTAATGGAGGTATACCTTTAACTCGTACTAGAAGCGGCGATGTTATTGAACTAGATAACAATTCTGGTGGTTCAGCGCAAATTGCTTTAGCAAATGCTATTGGTGGTCAAGTTGTTGATTTCAATGTCACTCCTTTAACTACTGGTATGCTTGTTAGTGGATCTACAAGTGTTTATGCAATACCTTTTAATACACCTAATCCAAGCACCGCTCCTTCATTTGTAAGTGCTACATTAACGTGTACATCTACTAATCTTACTACGATTTTTGCTAATGTAGTATCTGATTCTATTACTACTGCTGGTTTCTCTGTTGCACTAAGTTCTCCTGTCACCGAATCAACTATTACTACTACAAATCATAAACTTGTTTGGACTGCATACGCTTAATATGAAATACTTAAAACTATTATTTTTACCTTTATTATTTGGGTGTGCTTTAGCTCAACAAACTCCAATTAATAATCCTGTATTGACAGGAACTATTTCTATTCCTGCGGTAACTAACAATCTTACCTATGTTAATTCTTCACACCAATTAGTTACATTAGGATTAGGTAGTGGATTAACTTTATCTGGTGGTGTTTTAACTTCAAACAATAGCGGTGGCGGTGGAGGCAGTGCTGGAGTATTTACTACGTTACAGGTTGGTTCCGATGCTGCTACTTCTGCTCAACCTATTGATTTTACACCAGTAGTTACTGCATCATCTAGTTCTGCAAAAGAAATGAGAGTAAGTGGTACATTAACCAACGTAGCAAACAACGATGCTTTATATGGAATTGCTAGTGGTGGTATTATTACTTCAAATTCTGCTTATACAAACGTAAGTTTTACTCATTTATTATTAGGAACTACTTCAACAAGTGGATCTTTGAGTTTAGCTAATGCTACAGAATTATATATTAATGCTGCTCCACAAACAGGTGGTACTACTACTTATGGTATAGTACAAGCAGGCACAGGAGATATTAATACATTTGCTGGTCCAACTACGTTTGGTGGTAATTTAACAGTTAATGGTATTTCGTATTTAAATGGTACTTCATATTTACCACTGGCTACATTTGTTGGTAGTGGTTCAAGTCCAGCTATTACTTTTGGTGACACATCTACTTTAACATCAAGTGGATTTACCTTTAACAAAATAGCACAATTCAATGCTAGCTCTGGCTATGTAGCAAATTTTAGTGGTCCTACTTATTTTGGTAATAATCAATATTACAACCCTAGTTTATTTTCATCTACATTGGGTGGTATTTTAGGAGTAAATGGAGCAACTGGCAAAGTAGCTCCAGTAACATTAGTAGGTCTTTATTGGAATGGTACTAACACATTATCAACTACAAATGGTGGTGCTTATGTTAATGTAACAGGTACACCTTCTCAAAGTTTTCCAAGTGGTACAGAAACACCAGTTAATTGGAATAATGTAGTGTATGATGATTATGGAACATCTTGGTCTTCAGCTACTCCTTCTTATATTTATGTTCCATCTGGAGCATCTTATATACGTTTATCCGTAACACTTAATTTAGCTAATAGCGGATCTGGTAATAGGCAGATTAAAATTAAAGATAGCAATGGTAACAATTATGCAGGTAATTGCGATACTAGCGATTCAAGTTTTGCTAGTAACTATATTAGTGCCACAACAGGTTTAATTAAACTTTCTGCACAAGGAAACCCAACTTGGTTTTATGTAACTTTAATACAAGACACTGGTTCATCTATTAGTTTATTTAATGGGTCTGGTGGCTTTTCACTCGAAGTAGTTAAATAATTTTATGTCTCAACCACAACTACCTTTCACAACCCCTGCGATACCTCAATTATTTGCAGGTAACTATTATGGCGTATCAGGACAAACAGCTATAGGTCAATTTGGATCAGCTACAACAACTCCTGCTTATACCACTAATCCTACAACAATACAAGGTAGTGCTTATGCTGGTGGTTGGGCATCTGCCGTAATTGGAAGTAATCAACCTGCATTAGAAGATATGAACTCATTGTTCTATCTTTTTTCTTACTTCTTAACTTATTTATCACAACGTGGTATTCCAGAATGGGATTCATCTGGTAATACATATTATGGATACAATGCTATTGTTAATAATAGTAACATTGCAAATGGTCCATTAGGTATATACGTCAGCCAAGCTGGTACATCTTCAAACAATACTGGTTTACTTACTAATCCATCTGCTTGGTTGCCTTTAGGCACATCAATACAAGGCGACAATGTTTGTAAAGCATGGGTAACTTTTGATGGAACAACCAATATTGGTGGTTATTGCAATATCTTAAATTGTTCTAGCTCCATTAATTCATCAACTGGTGTACAATATGTAGGCCAAGGTAATTATATCATTAATTTTAATGCAGGCACATTTACACAAGGTAATTATGCCTTTTCTGGTAGTGCAGGTACACAAAATGGAAATTATAGCGTAGGTGGTGATAATAATGTTATTACTGGCGGTACTACTGGAAAAACTGGTTTACGTACAACATCACAATTAGAAATTTTCTGTTGGGAACCTAATGGTGGTTCTGGATCAGGTTTATTAGAAAACTCTAGCTGTATATCAGTATTAATTTTCGGAAGATAATATTATGTCATACGAGCAATTACCAATTCAAGTCCAGCTTACGCTGGTATCTAACCCTCCTGTAACTCCTGTTGATATACAGACAGGTCTTCCTCCACAGATTTGGGTACGTCGTTCAGCAGCCGTACAGATTGCCGTATTTAATCAATATAATGCTTCTGTAGATCTTTCTAATCTTCAATATTTACAATTAGTAGTTTCATCTAGTCCAAGTTCTTTAACACCAATAATTACATCTACAGTTAATGCTTCAGCAATTACTTCTAGCATTAGTTATCAAGAATGGATAGCAGGCAATCAATATCAGGCAGTATTTGATCTTAACCAAGCTCAGACGGATATTAGCCTATACGGTGAAAACTCTGCTCAGTATTGGATGAGCATACAGGGCTTAACCGTTTCTGGTAATATGATTACCTATGGGGCTGGTTATGTTACTTTTTACAATCCTGGTTATAATGTACCTGCTCCTAGTGGTTTCTACGTATCTTATAACGCTCAAACAACATCTACATCCACTACAATAACTGTAAATCCAGCTAGCCAATTACATACTGAATGGATTACATTAGGCGGTTCTGGTGGCAATAGAAGTTGTGTGGTAAGTGAATTTGGATTATATGCAGGTGCCCATGTGTACCTAAGATTTAGTACAGGATTAGCATATGGTATCACAATTAATGTTTACGATACTACTATAACAAATCCAATTCTTTGTACATTTACTAGCGATCAATATACTCCTGCTGGCGAATTACATTTAGTCTGGAATGGTAGCAATTATCAAGTCCTTGACACAATTATACCTGCTGCTGGAACTCTATCTTAATTCCATGAAATTTAGTACATTAATAACTCTTTTATTATTGCCCCTTGCGCTATCCGCTCAAGTTAGCGTTCAAAAGCAACAGGGCACCAATGCTTTAACAAATGGAAGCATAGTAGTACCTACTGGTGTATCTATTACACCTACAGGTACAGGTATAATTCAAGCAACTAATTTAACCGGCAATGTATCTTGGAGCCAAGTTACTAATACTCCAACAACTTTACAAGGTTATGGTATTACTAATGCCGCACCTGCAACAACAGGTAATGCTATTCTTTCAGGTAATAATGGCGGTGGATTTAATAGCGTTATAATTGGTACAGGTTTAACTTTTTTAGGTGGTACTTTAACTGCTACAGGTACAGGTGGTACAGTAACATCATTTAGTGTTACTACAAACAACGGTGTAGTTGCATCAGTAATTAATCCAACAACTACTCCGGTTCTTAATATCAGTCTTACTGGTAATTTAGGTAGTGCAGCATTTACATCTACTAATGCTTATGATGGTGCAGGAGCTGCTGCTGCTGCTCAGGCTTATGCCATTCAACGTGCAAATCAAACAGGTACTCAGCCTGCATCAACTATTACTGGTTTAGCAACTGTAGCAACTACTGGCAACTATTACGACCTTACCAATAGACCAACACTTAACGCTGGTACAGTTACTAGTGTTGCAGGCACGGGCACAGTTAATGGTATTACATTGACAGGCAATGTAACAACTTCAGGTAATCTTACATTAGGTGGTACTTTATCAGGTATTAGCAATAGCCAACTTACTAACAATTCTATAACAATTACTGCTGGTTCTGGATTAAGCGGTGGTGGTACAGTTGCATTAGGTGGTACGGTTACGATTTCTTCAACTACTGCTGGTGGTACAGTAACATCTGTATCTACAAATAATCAATCTGGAGTTATTACATCTGTAAGTAATGCTACAACTACTCCAAATATAACAATTTCTTTAGGCAATATTACTCCATTAAGTGATACTTCAGTTTTCAATGGATCTATTGGTCAAACTACACCAAACGCAGGTGCATTTAGCAGCTTAAAAACTACCGCACTTACTGGTTACTTATATGGTAATGGTGCAAGCAATGTAACTGCATCTACAACAATTCCAACTACTGCTTTATCTGGTACTGTTACAAATGCACAATTAGCCAATAGCACGATTGTCATAGCTTCAAATAACACGGCTTTAGGTAGTGCAGTAACACAAGATCAAATTACAGGCTTAAGTTCTACAGGTATTGTGAAACGTACTGCTGCTAATACTTTAGCTACGGCAGTAAGTGGTACTGACTATGCTCCTGCTACATCTGGAACATCTATCTTATATGGTAACGGATTGGGTGGTTTTAGTCCAGTAACAGTAGGTAGTGGATTATCATTTAGTGGTGGTACTCTTTCATCTACTGCTGGTAGTGGTTCAGTAACTAGCGTAGGTTTATCTGCTCCATCTGGATTTACAGTTAGTGGATCTCCAGTAACTGGTGCTGGTACATTAACATTTACAACTGTATTAAATGGTTACCTTTCTGGCAATGGTGCTAATGGTATTACTGCTTCATCAACCATTCCAACATCTGCTCTTTCTGGCACTATTCCAGCAAGTTCTATTACAGGATTAGCCACAGTTGCTACTACTGGTAACTATTATTCATTAACTAATCTTCCTACATTAAACGCAGGAACTGTAACTAGCGTATCTGGCACTGGTACAGTACAGGGCATTACTTTAAGTGGATCAGTAACATCAAGCGGTTCATTGACACTTGGTGGTTCATTATCGCCAATTAACTTAGCTACACAAGTAACTGGAACATTAAACGCAGCATCTGGCGGTACTGGAGTTACTACTAGCACTGGAACAGGATCTGTGGTATTATCCAATTCACCTATTCTTGTAACCCCTAACTTAGGACAACCCGTATACGCTGACTTGACTAACGCAACTAGATTACCCCTAAGTTCTGGGGTTACAGGAATACTTTCAATAGCCAATGGCGGTACAGGTACAACAACTCCAGCTACAGTAGCTGGTGCTGGTATATCCGTAAGTGGCTCATTTCCTAATCAAACTATTACAAATACTGGTGTAACCAATATTGTAGCTGGTAGTAATGTTACCGTTAACGCTTCTACGGGTAGCGTTCAAATTAGTGCTACAAATTCTGGTGGTACTGTAACATCAATTAGCACAAACAATGGTGCTGGGGTAATTACTAGCGTAAGCAATCCAACCACAACTCCTAATATTTCAATTTCATTAGCCAACATTCCTAATACTGCGTTAGCAAACAATTCAATTACTGTAACGGCAGGAACAGGATTGTCTGGCGGTGGAACTGTAGCACTTGGCGGTAGCACAACATTAAGCAATGCAGGTGTTGTTAATTTAACCGCAGGTACAGGTGTTACACTTAATGCATCTACTGGTTCAGTACAAATTAGTGCTACAGGCACAGGTGGTACAGTAACATCTGTTAGTGGTACAGGATCAGTAAACGGTATTACACTTTCTGGTACTGTAACTTCATCTGGTAGTTTAACATTAGGCGGTACTTTATCTAATGTGAACTTAACTTCGCAAGTTACTGGAACACTTCCTGTAGCAAATGGCGGTACAGGTGTGACAACATCATCTGGTGCTAATAGCGTAGTACTTCGTGATAGTAATAGTAATGTATTTGCTAATAATTTTTTTAAGAACTTTCTTAATCAAGCAGCTAGTGGAACAACCATCACTTTAACGGCTTCATCTAGTCCTGATATAGTTATTACAGGTTCTGGTGGGCAAGTAATTAAACTACCTGATGCAACTACATTACCTAATGGAAACATATTCACGTTTAACAACAATCAATCTAGTGGTACAATTACTGTACAGAATAACTCTGGTACTACCATAGCCACCTTACAGTCTGGTTCTTTTATTGATGTCGTACTCTTATCAAATGCAACATCAACAGGTACTTGGGATTATCACAATGTTGCTCCTTCTAATGCAAGTTGGTCAACAA